TATATACACCATTGCCTCAAATGAATTTGCTCTATAAAGAATAGGACGTACAGAATAGTCGGTGGTAATTGAACCACTATGCATAGTTAAATTGCCATTTAGTGTAGTAGATCAGACGGCGGGTGCAGCCGTAAGAGCACCAGAAAGGAGCCCTCATGGGTTACATAAAGTTTAAAAATAAAAAGACCGTATCAAAGGTCATCGTATCAGAGGAGAGCCCTCATGTGATCCGCATCACCGGAGACGGCCTCACAATAAATACTGACGGCTTCCGGCTCTATCTGGATGAGGGATGCAAATACCCGCTGGACAACGGCGAGTATGAGGCATACACTACTTTATTCCGGGAGGGCGACGGCTGGTATGAGTTGTCCGATGACGGATCCGTCTACACCGAGCCGATTGCACCGGTGCAACCTGAGCCCACAGAAGAGGAGCTTACGGAGTTGGGCAGACAGCAGCAGATCAGTCAGCTGACTGCGCAGATCGATGACCTCAAGGCCAGAATCGCCGCCAGTGACTATAAGGTTATCAAGACCTATGAGTATACTCTCCTCGGTGAGCAGACCGAGTATGATATGGAGGCTGTCCATGCAGAGAGACAGGCTCTCCGGGATCAGATCAATACATTGGAGACACAACTGGCAGATCTGACCGCAACCGCAGAGTAGGAGGCTGCTTATGAGAGTGAGAGACGGTCCTTAAACAATAAAACATAGTAACCAAGAGCCAAGAGCCGATTACTTCCTTCAGGAGGTGACCGGCTCATTATATTAAGGAGACTGAGATGGCAACAGAAATCATTGTGGCACTGATCGGCTGCGCGGGAAGTGCGGCAGGCGCCTTCTGCGGAATTCTGGTCAATACAAAATTGACTACATATCGGTTGGAGCAGCTCGAAAAAAAGGTGGATAAGCATAACACAGTCATAGAACGCACATTCAAGCTAGAAGAAGCGCAGGCAGTTATGCAGGAACAAATTAAAGTAGCAAATCACAGAATTGAAGATTTGGAAAGAGAGGTAAAAGAATGAGCACAAGTACAATCATGGTAATTATTTTGGCAGTGCTGACGGCACTGGTAGTAGGAACATTTTTATGGGTATACATCCGCGATAAGACGATTGATGAGATCAGAGTGGATGTGTATCACCTGTTTCTGAAGGCAGAACATGCATTTAAAGAGTCGGGTTCCGGAAAGCAGAAGATGAAGTATGTAGTAAGTCAGGCAAGAAAACTGTTGCCTTCATGGCTGCAGTATTTTGTCACTGATGAGTTCTTAGAAAGCGTTATAGAAAAGTGGTTCCAGGCAGTGAAGGATCTGCTGGATGACGGCAAGCTGAATGGATCAGAGGAGGAAGAAGAATGAAAAAGGCATTATCAAAAGGACCGGATATTTCCAAACACAATGGAAATGTTAATATCAAAAAAGTGCGTGATGCCGGATATAAGCCTATAGGTATTCGGGCTGGTTACGGAAAAAATAACGTCGACGAGAAGTATGTGAGCAATGCATTGGCCTGCTTTAATCTGGCTGTGCAGGTGCTGCTCTACTGGTTTTCATATGCCTACACCGCAGCAATGGCAGTGGCAGAGGCAGAGTTTTGTATCACTCAGGCTAAAAAGTACTGGAGCAAATGCCCTATTGCATTTGATTTTGAGTACGACTCTGTAAATTATGCGCGTAAGAGAGGCGTGAATGTCACAAAACAGCTGGCTACAGATATGGCAATTGCATTTTTGCAAAAGGTCAAAGCAGCCGGTTATCTCCCGGTGATCTATACCAACAAAGATTACCTTAATAAATATTTTGACATGAACCGGATCGTAAAAGCACTGGGAAAGGTATACGTATGGTATGCACGCTATACGTCCAGTCTGTCAGCGGCGGAGATTGACCTTGCGGATATTTGGCAGTATACATCATCAGGATCTGTCCCTGGAATAAGTGGCAAGTGTGATATCAATATCTTTTATACGGACTTTGAAATGGTATCAGTACCGGCGCAAAGAGAAGAAACCTGTAATATTAATATTCAGAACTTCCAGAAAGCTGCAAATGCAGACGGTTATCGGGATGAGCAGGGAAGAAAGCTGGCTGAAGATGGCAAAGATGGCAAGAATACTCGGTATGTAAAACAGCAGATCTGCCTGCAGGCGAAGAGATTCGGGCTGAGCTACAAGGTTGGCTCCAGGGGAGCGGTAGTTAAGTGGTGGCAGACACGTTGCAATGAGATCTTAGGACATGACCAGAACGTAGATGGTAAGTATGGAAAAGACGCAAGGAAAGAGACCATTGCAGTGCAGGACAAGCTGAACCTGGTAAAAGATGGAAAAGTAGGATACGACAGTATCCAGGCGGCATTCTATAATTGACGGATCAGCAGAAGGTATGATACTCTAAAATTACCCATTGAATCCTTCTCATGGTTTATCATGGGAAAAGAGTGGCGAACAAGAAGGGGTGTTCGCCACTCTTTTTATATTAACTGGCAATTTAACTATGCATAGTGGTTCAATTACCACCGACTATTCTGTACGTCCTATTCTTTATAGAGCAAATTCATTTGAGGCAATGGTGTATATAGATGGTTTAAAAAATTTGACGAAAGGAAAAACAATTACTATTGCAACATTGCCAGAAATTGCTAGACCTACTGGAAATAGAATTGTTGATGCAACATCTCCAAGTGGTGCATATGTGAGAATTTCAGTGACAGCGTCTGGATTAATTGAAGCATACTTATATACTGATATTACACCGGAAAACGTAATAATTACGTTCACATATATTAAGTAACTAATTAATCAACCTACATATTGACTAGTAACTGTTCTACCTGTATATGTTCCAAGTGCCGTTACCCACATACTATCATAGTACATTGTATAAACACCTGTATTATTACCAAGATATACATAATCATTTACGTTCGTCGGTACAGTAAAACTTTTAGTTCTACCAGTCAGGTAACCAAGTAGTGTTGTCCCTATGCATATAGGTACGGGCTCATTATTATATGTATGATCGCAAGTAATAGATATAGATGATACTTGAGCTCCATTAATTATCTCATTACTAATTTGGCTCCTATCAGTGGTTTGATCGTAAGAATTACCCCATCTTCTAGTTAAAGTACCGCTTCCATACGTAGTACTCTTCTTAATTACTCTATACACAGTCATATTACTATTAGCAGTGAAAGTCGCGACCGGACTAGTTCCACTACTACTCATAGACCATCCGACAAAGGTAGCACCGCTAGGAGCCGTACTTCTACTAACAGTAGCTCCCTTCTTATATTTGACAGCAGTACTAACCCCGGCTTCTACAAAAGTAACTGTTACTGCGCTGGTAAATACTTCTACATCATTGTAGATGACTTTTTCCAGAGTAGTGCCGTCATAAATAACGTTATCTACAGTAGTACCATTAAATATTAAACTCATGATATCACATCCTATTTCGTTGTAATAATAAGCGTAGTTCCGCTTAATGACATAGTCGCTTGAGTTCCTAAATTGCCATTTAACTCAGTATATGCATCTGCTACCGCCTTGGCATCCGGCACGTAGCCGGTCACCTTGGTAGCCAGCAGATCCTCCTTTGTGGTGATCATCTGAGCAAATGCCGGTGCTGTCAAATCGGTAAAAAATTTCTTTATTTTGCCAAAAACTGTAGATACCTTTTCCCCGCTGACAATATTTTCCCGGGTCTCTGAATCCGTAAATGCAATCTCTGAATCTGCCACATCCACTGTCTCTCCATCATAACCTTTGGCAAGATAGATCCAGTTGATTTTGTCGTTCCTGGGCGCTCCGTCCGGTGAATCTTTAATTGCCAAATATGTACTGCCATTGTGATATACCGCATCCAAACGCTCATATACGGTATTGGGGTTGTAATCTCCTTTGTAAGATATTCCGATTTTTCCGAGAGCCTTGTATCCCTCCGGTGCTGCCATAGTTCATTCCTCCTTATGCTACTTTCCAATACAAAACATTATCATCAACTACAAAATCCACACCCACGCCATCCTTCATATAAAGATTCATTATGGCTTCATCCAAGTAAAACTTGGGTTCCGTGATACTGGCATATGATTCTGCACGGTCTGCATCTATCTTGGCCTGTGCTGCAGATGTCGCTGCCGCGGTTGCCTGCTGTGTTGCTGTTTCTGCCTGCACTGTGATGTCTGCAAGATAGTTCGGCTGCAGTTTATCTGCAGTAATGCTGCCGTTCTTGATGTCCGCCTTTACTTTTCCATCATCTCCAATGGACCAGTAAACGGTATCCGAATCGAGAAATTCAAACTGCGTAATAAGTGCAGACAGATCTATGTACTGCTCCGTCCCATCCTTTAAGTAGATGATAAGCCGCTCGGTAACCGGATCGTAACTGAAGTTAATGGCAATCTGTGCCATTAAAGTGTGTAATACACTGGTTGATCCGGAATAATATGTAATCGTAATATCACCTGTATCCTGGTTCAATTCAATACTCTTTACCAAACCATTGGCTTCCGTGATTGATAACTTGGTCAAGTCCAGCGTTATCACACGGTTATCAATCTCACTCACACCCTGACTTAACTTATTCAAATTCGTTTCATTCAACGGAGTGTTAATAGATGGAGTGTTTTCCCAAACAGTAGGATTATACGCTTTCTGCATCCTGCTTCACCTCCTGCTCCTCAGCGTCCCTGGCTTCAATTTCTGCCAGTAACGCATCTCTAGTTCTTTGCTCTTGTCGTGTCAGAACCTCCTGTAATGCAAGTCGCTTGACTTCCTCCGGCAGGCTGGATTCATCCACAAATTTCGTAATGGCCTGACTAAATTCCCTGATTTCTAAATTGCTCATTCTTAATCCTCCGGTCCCAAATAAGTAATAACAGTCCCACTAATGTTTTTTGTTCTCCACGCAACTACTGTACCTTTATAATTCATG